ATGGACCTTCAGTCTCAGGCACAAAGCATCGCTCAGCTCGCAGCCTACACTGACGAGCTATCACTTAAAGACATATCTCCGAAGTACCGCCGAGAGTCAGCACAGAGATTACAGGCATTCCACACATTCCTACAGGGGCAACCCCCATCAGCCTACATGGGGAAAAGGTTTTTAGCGCTCCTGCGTGACAGCGGCTACCAGCCAGCATCTGTCGAGGCATACTACAACGCCATCAAGCCGTTCCTGGAGTTCATCGGGATCCCATTCAAGGTCAGGCTTAAGAAAGAGCGCCCACTGCCCGCTTATCACTCCGTAGATCAGTTGAATACCATCTTGGCCATCATCGCTAGCCGTAATGATAGGTGGGCAAAGGTTAAGGAACGCGATACGCTCATATTTTTGCTACTTGCCTTTACTGGCATGAGGATCTCAGAGCTGGCGAGCTTGCGCCTGTGCGACATTTCCAACGGATTTATCTACGTGCGGCGGGGGAAAGGAGCCAAAGATAGAGCTATACCATTGTCTAAGCGCTTGGTTAAACCTCTGAAGTCCTATATCCGAAACAATGGCCTAGCTTACTCCGACAACCTCTTTGCCATAAAGAAAAAGGAGCTCTACAACATCGTCAAGAAATACGCTCTGGCTGCCGGCATCGATGATCTATCTCCCCACGGGCTGCGGCACTTCTTCGCTACATTCCTTGTAGAAAAGGGGGCTAGTCTTCGTGCTGTCCAGGAGCTCCTGGGGCATGCCCGGATACAGACTACCGCTATCTATCTTGACGTTGCCCCTCAGCATCTAAGGGTCTCAATCAACCTGCTCGATAAAGTAGTGAGCAGAAGTAAAAGTAGAAGCAGGGGCGCCAATTCATACACATACCCCTGGAAGCGCAGAGGAACAAGCTTAGGCATCGAACGAAAGGGGGCGCCATCTGGCTCAAAATCAAAGAGGGAGAGACCATCACTGCCACCACCAACCTCACATCCATTAAGAGCGTCCCCAAACACCGGATCGAGCGTAGAGGCAGCCATTGCAGCTTCAGATTTTCTCAGGAGGAAAAATGAGCCCAACGAAGGATAAAGGCTACCACATCAGGAATTTTGACCCCAAGGCCCGACGCCTGGCTAAAGCCGGGGCGTCAGTGGCCGGCATCGATATCGGAGCCTGGATATCCCAGGCGGTGAAGGAGAAGTTCACCCGGGACATTAGCAAAGGAGGTGATCGCCAATGAGGAAGGTCGAGATTCTATTGCCAGATATTACCGGCCTGTCAACGAGAACGAAATTCGATGATCAGGGCCAGGTAACCACCATCCAGTTCAACACCAAAATTCACCCGGGATTGCTCGCCCGCATTCTCAACCTGCAGCGCCAGGGGGTTCCCTTGCTGGCGACAATCGGCTCCCCCCAGGCATCCATGGACCTGTATGTCCAGGAGGAGCGAGCCGGCGAGCTCACAGACCCTAAAAGCGAGGTGCAGTCATGACCGCTAAGTTAAAGGTACTACATGTAGCTTTAAAAAAGCAAGACTATGATCTTGCTGCTCACGCTATTGTTTATGGCATGGTGAAAGCGAAGGTCCAGGAGAACCAGAAGAATGGGAAAAAGAGGAGCCCCAGAGGGCAATCAAAACGCCCGTAAACACGGCTTCTACTCCCGATCCCTGGACGAGGCGGAGAGGTTGGAGATGGAGGAGGCTAGCTACGTCGAGGGCATCGACCAGGAGATCGCCTTGATTCGTATTAGGCTTCGTCGGCTCGTTGAGCAGCACCCCGACCAAATCTCTTTACACCTTGAGGCAGCCAATGCCATAGCCCGCCTTCTTAGGACCAGATATCAGATATCCAAGGAGCAGAAGAAATCATTGAAGGATGCTATTGCCAAAGTTTTAACTGAGGTAGCAGCGCCCCTTGGCGTGGGGGTTGGTATGGGCGTTGGCATGAAGTTAACGAAATGAACTTAAGAACTTATCAGAGCGAAGTTGCTAAGGCCGTCCTGGATAGCGTCCAGAATGGTAAGGGATTGACGCTTTCTGTTGAGATTGCCCGCCAGGGCGGGAAGAACGAGCTCTCCGCCCATATCGAAGTACTGCTACTGACCTTGCATATGGCGAAGGGGGGCAGCCTCGTAAAATGCTCGCCAACCTTCAAGCCCCAGACCATCATCTCTATGCATCGTCTCCGGGAACGCCTGGACGATTTCGGCTTCGACGGCATCTATCACACCGACATGGGCTATATCATCACCTTGGGCGCCGCCAGGGCAGTATTTCTATCAGCGGAGGAGCACTCTTCAGTCGTTGGCCATACCGCCGACATACTCTTGGAGATCGACGAATCCCAAGACGTCAGCAAGGAGAAGTACACTAAGGAGTTTCGCCCCATGGGCTCGTCCACCAACGTCACCACCGTTCACTACGGCACAACCTGGGACGACGCCACACTACTAGAAGAGGTAAAACAGACCAACCTTGAGCTTGAGAAGAAAGATGGCGTCAAGCGCCACTTCCGCTATGACTGGTATGAGGTAGCCAAACATAACCCGGATTACAAGCAATACGTAGAGGGAGAGAGACACAGGCTGGGAGAGGACCATCCACTATTCCGAACACAATATCTTCTGCTACCCATTAGGGGAGGAGGCGGCTTTCTCACCCGCCAGCAGATCGTAAGCATGCTCGGTACCCATCCCAGGCTTAAAGGACCAGAGGACAGCAGGGCTTATGTCGCCGGTATTGATCTGGCCGGGGAGAGGGAAGAGACCAAGGAGCAATCCTTAATGGCAGCCAAGCCTAAGCTGGATTCAACGGTGATTACGGTCGCTGAAGTCGATATCGTACAGCGCTCTCAAGTTACCCTCTCCGAACCAGTCCTGCGAGTTGTGGAGCAATATCAGTGGACTGGTACACCCCACAGCCAACTTTATCCTCAGATGGTCGATACACTTAAAAAGTGGAGTTGTCAAAGGATCCTGGTTGACGCCACCGGTATCGGCCAGCCCGTTGCCAGTTTCCTTCGCGCCCAGCTCGGCAGTAAGGTAAAACCCTTCACTTTTACACAGAGGAGCAAGTCTGACATGGGATTCGAGCTATTATCCTTCGTCAACTCCGGCCGGCTAAAGCTCTACAAGCAGGATGGCTCCGACGCATATAAGGAGACGATGCTACAGCTCGCGAAAGCCAGGGCACAGTACCGCCCCAATCAGACCATGAATTTTTATGTTGACCCTTCAGAGGGGCATGACGATTTCTTGATCAGTTTGGCCCTGACAGCAGAGGCAGCACGAGATTTCAGCCCCAGGGCAGCCAAAGGAGGCCTAAGAGATGACTGACTTCACCCCATCGCAATTAGCCCGCATGGACACCGACCGCCTTGCCGCCTATACCACCAACCTGGACTTCTACAAAGGCAGCCACTGGCCCCAGACATCACGCCACCGCCAGCTCGTCTTCAATTACGCCAGGGTCTCCATCGATAAGGTCACCAGCTTCCTCATGCAGGGACTCGGCTTTGCCGCCTACCCCACCGAGGACGGCGACGAGCTAAAGGCGCGGGCCCGCCGGGCCGAGGGGCTCCTCCGCCAGGTCTATGAGGAGAACAATCTCCAGCAGCTAGATTACGAGACAGAGGTGGACGCCGCCGTTCTCGGCGACGGATGTTATAAGGTTACATGGGACCAGGACGAGAAGCGGGTCCGCATCACGGCCCCCGACATAGCCGGCATATTCGCCTGGTGGCTGGGCGACGATACCTCCCGTGTCTGGAGGGTAGCTTCACGCTATACGCTCACCCAGGATGAGGTCCAGCTCCTCTACGGCCGCAGCATCGAGAAGAAGCAGGCCACCATAACCGAGCTCTGGACCGCTAAGACATTCGACCTTTTCCTGGACAGCGACTCCATAGAGTCCAAGCCCAACCCCTACGGATTTATCCCCTTCGTCATCTTCCCCAACCTCAGGGAACCCAAGAAGTTCTGGGGAGACTCGGATATACCCACTATCATCCAGCCCCAGAGGGAGCTGAACAGGGCGTTGTCCCAGCTCTCCCGTATACTGGAGCTCTCCGGAAACCCCATTGCCGTCCTGGAGAACATCGCCTCGGCCGAGGATATCAAGGTCCAGCCCGGCGCCCTGTGGACCATACCCGAGGACGCCAAGGCCTACCTGCTCGATTTGCTGCAGGGAGGAGGCGTCAGGCTCCATGTGGACTATATCGATTTGCTCTACCGTGCTTTGCACGATATTTCAGAGACGCCCCGGGCCGCCTGGGGAGGCATTGAGAAGGAGCTGTCGGGAGCCGCCCTCCAGATTGAATTAGGCTCCCTCATTCAGAAGGTCACCCGGAAGCGGACCATCCGCACCAACGCCTACCACACCCGCAACGACATGATTTTGAAGTTGGCCGCAACATATATGAACGAGAATTTCGAGGGCATACAGCATCGTGTGGTCTGGGGCCCCATATTGCCCGAGGACGCAACCCGCCAGGCCCAGAACGAGCAGTTGCTGGTCCAGGCCGGCGTCCATTCCAGGAGGACGGCCATGGACGAATTGGGGATCCAGGACCCCGACGAGGAGTTCAACAGGTGGTTGGAGGAGAGGACGAAGATTTTGGAGATGAATCAGGAGTTTAGGGCACAGTCGACACGCGGCGGATCGAGAGAGAGAGCTGTAGCCGCTGAGATGGAAGTGCCTGAATAATAACTCACCCCCCTTGTCGTTGCGAGGCGAAGCCGAAGCAATCTCAAGAGGAATAGGAGCGACTTATGCCAGAAGATGGAATAGAGGAAACTCAAGAAACCCCTGAGACTCAGGAGACTCAAGAAACCCAGAACAGCGCCCCCGCACCCGAGGACCTGGAGGCCATCAGGGCCCAGCTCGGGGAGGAGCAGGAAGCCCGGGCCACCGCCGAGGCCGCCCTGGCCGAGAAGGACAGCCGCATCGCCGAGCTCGAGGCATCGCTAAGCGAAGCCCAGCAGGCAAGCGAAGCGGCTGCCGCTGAGCATGCCCAGGTCAAGGAAGCCAGGGACCAGGCCGTCGCCAAATACCTCAATATGGCCAAAGCTCTTAATCCCGCCGTACCCGAGGGCATAATCGCCGGGGAGACTATCGATGAGATAGACGCCTCCGTCGAGAAGGGCAAGGCCATTGTCGACGCCGTCAAGGCGGCCATGGACTCCGAGGCCAAAGGGACGAAGGTCCCGGCAGGGGCGCCCACCAGGGGCAGCATCAACCTCGAGGGACTTTCCCCCAGGGAGAAGATCGCCCTTGGAATCCAGCAAAATAAAGGAGGAGCTAACGTATGAGCATATCCCTGGACGAAGCAAGTAAACTCTCGACCGATATCCTCTTGAAGGGCATCATCGAGACCATGGTCAAGGACAGCCCCATCTTGCAGGAGCTGCCCTTCATTCAGATCACAGGCAATAGCCTGAAGTACAACCGGGAGAAGACCCTCCCCACCGTGGGCTGGTATGCCCCTGTCACCGGTACCTGGACGACATCCGAGCCCGAGTTCGAGCAGTGCTCGGCCAGCCTCTGCGTTCTCGGCGGAGACGCCGACGTCGATAACTTCCTCAAGGCCACCCGCTCCAACATCCAGGACCTCGAGGCCGCCGTTATCGAGCAGAAGGCCAAGGCCCTGCGCCACGAGTTCGAGAACGCCTTCCTTAACGGCGACTCGTCCGTGGACGCCAACCAGCCCGACGGACTCCATAAGACCCTCAAGGGCACGGCCTGGGAGGCCGACACCGCCTATTCCCTGGGAGACGTCGTCGTCCCCACGGCCGGTCTGGAGAACGGCTTCCGCTACGAGTGCACCACCGCCGGCACTTCCCACGCCACCACCGAGCCTACCTGGCCCACCACGGAAGGCGAGACGGTCACCGACGGCACCGCCGTCTGGACCTGTCGCTTCGGCAACCACCTCGGCTCCGGAGCCAACGGCGCCACCCTGGCCCTGTCCAAGCTCGACGAGCTTATCGACTTTGTCCGCGGAGGCAAGCCCGACATGCTCCTGATGAGCCGCCGCTCCCGCAGGAAGATTCAGGCCTTAATCCGCACCTCGGGCACCGTCCTGGAGACCCGCCCCGGCCGGTACATGGAGCAAATCCAGCTCTATAACGGCATCCCCATCGCCGTGTCCGACTGGGTCAAGGACACCTACACTGTGGGCACAAACGCCGATTGTTCGGCCATCTTCGCCTTCCAGATGGGAGAGGGCGCCGTCTGCGGCCTTACCAGCCCCGAGATGATTCAGCTCGAGCGCCTCGGCTCCCTGGAGACCAAGGACGCCAGCAGGACCCGTGTCAAGTGGTACGTGTCCCTGGCCCTCTTCTCCATCGTCAAGTGCGCCATGCTGACAGGAGTGAGAGACTGATGAAAACCCCTTGGCTTGCCAGGGCTTTTGCCATTTCCCTGGCCAGTCATCTTTTACCTCCTTTCGGCAGGGGGAGGGAGAAACACCTCCCTCCCTCCCCCACCGACCGAGGAGGACGTAGTGCGAGGCTTTAGCCTCGTGCAAATGAAACAGGAGAGGGTGAAACGATGAACCTGACAGAAATGAGAGCCCGGGTCCGGGAGGACCTCCAGGACACCAATAGCGAAGACTACCGCTGGACGGACGACGAGGTCGACGGCGCCATCGACAGGGCGGTCATGGAGTACTCCCTCCATGCCCCCATAGAGCAGCAGACGGATATCGCCACCACGGACGGAGACACCGAGCTCGATATCTCCTCCCTCACGGACCTGCTCAAAATCGAGTCCGTGGAGTTCCCCATGGGACAGACCCCTAAATACTACCAGAGGCGGGAATGGTACGCCGGCCATCTCTATATGGACGACGAGGGCAATGGAGACGACGCCCGTGTCCGCTGGCTCAAGAAGCATACCCTGGACGCCCAATCAACCACCATCCCCACCGAGCACGAGGAGATTATAGTCCTCGGCGCCACAGGCTATTTAGCCATGTCCGCCTCGGCCTACACGGTGGACCGCGCCAGCATCGCCGGCCGGCACGCCACCATCAACTATAAGGCATGGGGCAAGGAACGCCTGGACCGCTACGATAAGAAGCTCAGGGCCGTCTCCCGCTCCAGTAAGGTTATCTCAAGGGAGCTGTACACCGATGATTGAAGTCGGCATCCTCAAGAACTTCGACGGCGGTACCTATAAGGCCGGCGTCCAGCTCGCAGGCTCCCTGACCACCTATTTCGACGACGTCAACGTCGCCCGCAACATCGCCTCGGGCGAGATGGTAGCCGCCCGCCACGTCATCCTGGCCGTCCCGGAGGAAAACCCCAGGGACGCCGTCGTCATCGCAGTATTTACCGTGTGA